GTTTCGGTTGAAGATTTGGAACTTCAACCTGTTCGCTTTTCCGACGATGGGAACTGGTGGGAGGGCACATGCCTCGTACGATTGTTGACAATCCCGTAAAGGTTCTTTTCTACGACCTTGAAACAGCCCCGAACTTGGCATATGTGTGGGGGCATTATGAGCAAAACGTGATCGCCCACGACCGGGAATGGTACATCCTGTGTGTGTCATATCGTTGGGAACACGAAAAGAAAACTCATGTTTGTGCGATGACGGATTACGCGGCTGCGTACAAGAAGGACCCTGAAAACGATTACCATGTTGTGAAGCAACTATGGGAGTTGTTGAACGAAGCTGACATTGTGGTAGCCCACAACGGCGATAAGTTCGATATGCGTAAAGCGAACGCTCGTTTCGTGAAACACGGGTTGGGGCCGATAGCGGTACCGAAATCTGTGGACACGTTGAAGGTTGCTCGCCGTCACTTCATGTTTAACTCCAACAAGTTGGGGGACTTGGGTAAGCACCTTGACTTGGGGGTGAAGGAAGAAACGGGTGGGTTCAAAACGTGGGCTGGTTGTATGCGTGGCGATGAGAAATCGTGGCGAAGGATGATCAAGTATGCGCGTCAAGATGTTGACTTGTTGATGAAAGTTTATTACAAGATACGTCCTTGGATGCCGAACCATCCGAACCGCAACGTTTACTCCCAAACAAACAACTGCCCCACCTGCGGGTCTACCGACCTGATCCGCAAAGGCACACGAAGCACCCAGGTATCGGTGTACCAGCGTTGGCAGTGCATGGGGTGCAACGCGTGGTCGCGTTCACGGCTCGCTGAACCCGTGGAAAAACCAAGTATCGTCCCTTAACCGTGCTATAGTGGTGGAATGAATCATGCTAAAGATATGGGCGAACGTGCCCTCGCAACATTTGTTCAAGCGTTTCTGGCTTCGCTGTCAGTGGCTTCACTCGTTGATACTGGGATGTCCGGTTTCGACTCAGCACTCCTCGCGGGTGCCGCCGCCGTTCTCTCACTCATCAAAGGGTGGGCAGCGCAAGCTGTCGGTGACCCCAACTCGGCATCGTTAATCCGGGGCTAAAAATATTAAGGGTTGACAAACCCTGACAGGTCGTGTACCGTCCTGAGTAAGTAGTAGAGCCAACAAATAGTTGGATAACCGAAAAGGAGATAGTTGTGAGCGACCAAGAAGGCATCATTGCCTCGACAGTAGGAGCGTACCTGCGTTTAGAGCAGGAACGAAACGGTGACAAACCAACAGCGACAGGTACGTTGCTGCGTGGTTCGGAATCATACAACTGTGCTAGGAAGATAGCGTTCCGTGCAGCCGGTGTTCCGAAGGCCCATGAGTTTACGGATCAAACGTTGCTGGCTTTCAAACTTGGCAACACGTTGCATGAGTTGTTGCAGGATGCGATGGCAGCATTGTGGTCTGAGTTTGAAGCTGAAGCGATTGTGGATTTGACTCCGTTGGGTTTCGATATGTCGGGTCACGCTGACGGTGTGTACTCTATTGGGTCTGACAAACTTGTGTTGGAGATCAAAACGAAATCTTCGTTTGGTTTCAAGTTGGCTAAGAAAGCTGATCATCCCGACGAAGGGGAACTTGTTCAAGCAGCAATGTACGCTCTTGGTTTGGGGGCGCAGGCTGTGCATCTTGTGTATCTTGCTAAAGAAGGTGCGTACCGTGACGGTGTGAAACCCGGTGAGTTACTTGAGTGGCGTTACCGTTTGACCGACGATTTTGAAGGTTTGGGTACGGTCGAGGAACTTGCCACTAATGAACTGTGGCGGCAGCAGCAGATCGCCGACCAGGTGAGGGCCGGTGTTGTCCCCGAAAGGTTTCAACCCGGTTTTGGTGTTGTGGATTCTCCGCCACCGTATGAGGGGAAAGGCCAACCGTGGAACTGTCGTTACTGTAACTTCCGTAATCATTGTGCTGCGTTGCCGTCTGGCGAAACCCCTGTGTCTATGTCTAATCCGTTTATACAATCCAACTGGCTTAAGGAGTCGGAATGAAAGATCATCAACAAGCGTTGCAGGAACTCGCTGCGTATTTCCCTAAAGAATCTGAGTCGAAGCTTAAGAAAGGCGGGGCTTCGTTAACGTACATCCCTGTCGGCGAGGTGATTGCTCGCGCCAACGAGGTGCTTGGTTTCGGCTGGTCATTTGAGGTGGTTGATACCCATCTCGATGGCGAGTGGATCACAGCTCATGTCCGGTTGCATGTTTCGGGTACCAGCGAGGAAGGGCATTATTCTTCTACTCGCGACGGGTTCGGCGGCCAAAAGATTAAGTACACGAAAGCCGGTTCGATTGTTGATTTGGGTGACGAGTTTAAGGGTGCGGTCTCAGACGCTTTGAAAAAGGCGTTCCAATCGTTCGGTGTCGCCTTGTATTTGGCTCGCGACGAATCGTTAGACAGCACATTCGAAAAGGCAGCAGGGGCAAAGGATGACGGACACACCGCCGCCCCTTCCGGCGGTGACATTACCGCCCCTGCTGCCGTATCTCCCGAAGACAATGAGCTTCAGGAAGCCCGCAAAAAACTAGCGGCCCGTGCTAAAAGCATGGACATAAACGCTAAAGAGTTGCGGAAAATAGCCTCAGAAGTACTGGGGAAAACAATAGAGAAAGCATCCGACTTGGAAACTTTCTTTGATACCGAAGCCGTCGAAGCACGGTTAGATGAGTTACAAAACATCCTCAAGGAGGCTGATAGCAAATGATTACTATAAGTGGACACGGGAACCTAGTAGCAGACCCAGAGGTGCGTTACACGGGTTCAGGCAAGGCGGTCGCAACGTTGCGGGTCGCTGCGTTCAACGGCAAAGACCAGGCGGGCGAAGCGAAATCTTTGTTCATTGACTTGGAAGCGTGGGAAACTCTCGCTGAGAACTGTGAAAAGTCTTTACATAAGGGCGACCGGGTTACTTTCACTGGCACGTTGCGGGAAGACGAGTGGCAAAACAAGGAAGGCGAGACTCGCAAAAAGTCGAAGATCGCTTTGAAAGACATCGGCCCTGCTTTGATGTGGGCTACTGCTTCTGTTTCTAAAGCTGATCGTCGTGGCGAGGATGATACTCGTCGTTCTCGCCGTGAAGATTCTCGCCGTGAAACAGCGCAGGCTGTTGAAGAAGACCCGTTTTAACCAACCAACTATAGAAGGAGAGTAGTTATGACTGAGGAAGAAACTCAACAAATATGGGAAGATGAGCGTGAAAACGCTATCGACACTCACCTTGACCGTGTGATCGAGGTGTCGCGGATCGCTGCTAAAAGGCTGCTTGAACTACAGGCGGTAGGCCCGATTACTTTCGGGGAAACCGGAGGCTTGGAGTTGGATCAAGAACTCTTTGATCAGTTGATGGTGTACGTTTTGACACAAGCAAGGGCCACGCTTGTTGATTCGAACTTTGATGGGGTGGCGCATGAGGTGTACCGTCGCTTCCACCATCTCGACGCTCGCGAAAAGGCTGCCCTCCGTGGCTAACGATGAGAGGGCAGACGCTATTGATGCCCATTTGCAGTCGGCGGCTGGTTTAGCGGGACTACTTTCTGAGGAACTTGGAAAGCACGGAGCGGTAGTGCTACCCGAAGACCTTTTGTTGCGGCTGGTTTACACCACTGCTTTGACACGGGTTGTTTTGTCTTTCGATGATGACACCAGGGTGGCGGTGGATGCGTTCCACGCTTACCACGACCTTAGGGATGCATCAGATGGCTAACCCCTCGAAGCAGAAGGGTACCCGCTTTGAACGGCAGGTCGCTGATTATCTGAATGAACGATTGCCGTACACTGTGGATCGCATGCCTCTTCATGGGGCGTTAGATAAGGGCGACATTAGTGGTGTCCCTGGTTGGGCGTTGGAGTGCAAAAATGTTAAAGAGTGGTCGTCTAAGTTGTCGAAGTTTGTTCGCGAAGCTGAAGTTGAGGCTGGCAATCTTGGTGTGCCTTACGGTGTTGCTGTGGTTTCGGCTCGCGGTAAGGCTGTGGACGATTCGTATGTTGTAATGTCTTTGCGGCAGTTCGCTGCAATGTTGAATAAAGGAGAGAAAGAGTGAACAAGTTACCGTTTCAAACCCATTCGTTAACCTCATACGAGGCAGCATTAGCGATGGCAGGATCATCCACAAGCCTTAAAGCGAAAGTCATGGAATGGCTAATCGTTCACGGCCCCGCCACAGATAAACAAATGCAAGAAGGGCTAAACATGGGAGGCTCTACGCAACGCCCCCGTCGTGTAGAGTTGTTTCAAGCGGGACTCATTCAAGAGGTGGATAAAGTCAAGCAAACAAACGGTCGGCGGGCAACTAGATGGGGTGTGGCGTAAATGTTTAGAACTATAAGGCAAGCGTTCTGGTCAAAATACCGGTTGCTGCAAGAACTAAAAACAACTGAGAAACAAAACTTCGAGTTGATGGCCGAAGCCCACCAGTATTCGTTGATGTGGGAACAGTTCGAATCAGTCCAGGATGATTTAATGGGGGAAGTCAAAAAGATGCGTAGAAAACTTAAAGCCCAAAAAATAATGTTGGAAGCTTTAGGGCAGATCGAAGAATCAAAACATGAGAGTGGCTGCCGTGACTGATGTAGAACTGTTCGGCCAAGATGCCCGCTATTCGGTTGTTGATGGTCAGGCTGCCCGTATTTTTCAGGCGTGGCGGGCCACTATTTATTGTAAACCGATACAGCCCGGTGACCGTATGCGTAAACTTGTTGAGGCGCGTATCGTTGAAGCGTTAGAAATGGGGTACACCTATCAGGTCATTGGTCGCGCGTTGGAGTCGGCTTGGAACTTTCGCAAACCGAAGCCTGATGGTACTTCGGCGTGGCAGGTAGCATTAGCCAAAGAGTTACGGGCAGAGGCTAAACTGGTTCCGAAGTTAACTGAAACTCAACTAGCGATCCAGCGGGTACGGCAACATGACACGGAAAATAACGGGGTTACCTGAATGGAGACTCGAAGCGGCCTGTTCGGGGCAACCTACAGAGTTTTTTTTCGAGGAGCGTTACGAAGAGTTGGCGAAAGAGTTTTGCACTGGTTGCCCGGTGAAGCGTCGCTGTTACGGTTGGGCGCAGCAACAGATTCAACGAGGGAACCTGGTTTACGGGATATGGGGTGGCCGGACTTGGTCTGTGTGGGTGGACGATGATTGAGGATTGCGCCTTTTTTGTTAAAGCCACCCGCGATCCGAAACATGGGCCTCTGGTTACTGTTCGCATCGAATACGACGAGGGCTTGGAGTCTGCTTGGTCGTTTCCTCCTGAGGTCGCTATCGACATGGCGCGGCAGCTTATGAGGGCTTCGTTGGATGCTCAAAGAGTATGAAACAATGGTTGGCTTTAGTCGTTGGGGTTGCATTGCTTTGCTTGGTTGGTCTACTATGGGGTGACCCTGTTGGAGGGTCTACGGTTTTTATCAAATAAGGAGAAACAATGAAAGAGGCGTTGGATACAGATTTTTTTAGGGAAGCTAGTTGTGTCGGGATGGACCCTGACATTTTTTTCCCTGAAGCGGGGGGTTCCCCTGTGGCTCGCAAAGTGTGCGGTGGTTGCCCTGTTCAGCAGGAGTGTTTAACTTGGGCGTTGAACGCTGGCGAGGAGTTGGGGTTTTGGGGTGGCGTGTCTGCTTCTCGTCGTAAAACTTTGCTGGCGACTAGCCGGGTCGAGGATTGGGTTCCTCATGTTTGTGTCCGGTGTTCTGGTTTGTTTATTCCGATCATGTTGGGGCAGGCGAAGTGTCATGCTTTTTGCGGGAGGGTTTCTCATGGGACTCACTAGGGAAGAGTATTTGCGTCGCGAAGAAAAGGCAGGCAGGGTGGGGCGACGGGCAATGAAAGCGGGGAAACCTGTCTACGGGGAAAACCGTAAAGGTGACCGCACCGTAATAGTTAGAGGCAGTCGGGGTTATGTTGGCGCGAGGACACCGAACCACGGGACACGTTCGGAGTATGTTCACGGCTGCCGCTGCATCGAATGCCGGGCAGCTCAGGCCGCGTACGATCAGCAACGTTACCGTTTGAAGCAGTCTCCGGAGTTGATTAAAGAGTACGAAGCGTCGCCGTTGTCGAAAGAGTTAACGTTGGGCCAGTATAAGAGGCGCATGATGACCGGAGAATACCGGAAACCTGCCCATAAAGTAGACACCCATTTGACACACGGAACGTATTCGTGTTACCGTAACGGTAAGTGCCGGTGCGATGATTGCCGCCACGCTGCGTCGTCGTACAGGAAACGGTGGCGAGCCAACAAAGAAGACCAGAAATGGAGAGAGGGAGATCAATGGTTATAAGGAAAGAGTACGGGAGTTTTAAGGAGTTGAACGACACGGTTTCGTTGGGCGAGTTTAAGAAACTACGCGCCGAAGGTGACCGCGAATATGCCGAAAAGAAAAACCGTGCAAAGCAGGCCGTTGTTAAGAAAGCGGATCACGGGACGGAGTTGCGGTGGCTCGATGGTTGCCGTTGCGTGTCGTGCGGGAAGACCCGTAGGAATGCTCGGAGTCAACGGTTGGCGAAGGAGAAACGTAATGGTTGAAGGATTATCTGACCGTTGGTACGATGCCCCAGACGAAGACGAATGCGAATGTGGCCTCGGAGGGGATGATTGTGAGTGTTTGTCTGAAGAAGATTGGGCTGAGATCGCTGCCGATATAAAGTTATCTGAGCTACGAGATGAAGGATACTAATGAATGTTGAAACTAGGGAGTCTTTGCACAGGGTACGGCGGGTTAGACATGGCGGTCGCCGCTCGTTTGGACCCAGCATGACCCCGTTCCTAGTCGTAATAGAAAGCAAAGGGAAAAGGTACTCCGAATACTTGGAACACGCCGACAACTGGTCCGACGCATGGAACCAGGCATGCACCCAATGGGGGTTGGGGCGCGAAGAAACTAAACTCGTTATGGCGAAACCCTTTTACATAGCAGCAGAAGGAGAAGCCTGCAATGACTAACGAAGAAGCAGACCGTATCTTGTTCGGCATGTCTAGTGTGTGGCCGCAATCCAAAATCTTGGATGCAACAATAATGTCTTGGCATCAACGCTTGTCGGCGATGGATTACGAACTAACCCGTAAAGCAATGGATCGGTTAGCCGCGACGGAAGAATGGTGGCCTGCTATGTCTACGGTGGTAGCTGAGGTCGCAGCGTTGAAACGGGCAGCAGAACCAATGTATAAGGCGTTGCCGCCATCAGGGAATCCCGTGTCGAAAGAAAAACTATTAGCAGACATAGCGAAACTGCGCGACACCGTGCTAAAGTGATTCAAGGCGGCGAGGTCTTACTCTTTCTTCCTCGCCGCCACTAAACTACAGAACCCCTCGCTGGTTATCTCCTTCCGGCGGGGGGTTCTCTGTTTGTGTCAGGTGTCTGTTTCTTGGTTCGTGTCAGGTGTCTGTTTCGTTGTTTTTGGGGGGAAACTTTTCCTGGTTTTTTGCTGGCCTGCTTTAGGCATAGAAAAGCCCCGCCCTACCTTTACGGCGGGGCGGGGCTTGACCTTTACCGGCTTTATTCTTCGAGCGACCCGGCCGGGATGCCCAGCGGGTGACATTCCGGACAGGTCGCCCGGCAGGTTTGGCAATCACTGATGAAGTTCCCGCAACCCTTCCCCTGGCATAGCGCGAGCTTGTCGCCGTAAAAATGGCGGCAGGTATAAACCTTTTCGCCGGGGTGTAGTCGGTTTTCTTTCATTTCTTTACCTTTCCTCTCTGTACTTGTCGGGGTCTAACATCCCGTTAGGATCATCGACCGGGCGGGACGCTAAAGCTAGGGACACGATCCCGATAGCCCACCCTAAAGCGTGGACAAGCTTGTCCTGCATCACTCCGCCGCCTGGTAATCGGATAACACGCGGACAGCTGTCCGGAGTTGTTCGTAAACCTCGCGACGTGTACCCCGCATCGATACATCAGAACAGCCGCCGCCGCTGTTTACTATCTGCTCTATCCGACAGCCGCCGTATGCCATGCCTAGGCAATACGTCCCGGTATTCCATACATACGCCCCGTTAACCTCTTCGAACGGGGTTTCTTTATGACCGGTTAAAGCGTTTAACACTTTTAGCTGCCGCTTTAGGTCCTTTTCTGTGATTCTGTCCACGTTGCTTTTCTCTTTTCTTTAGTCAATCGGTACCAGGTTGGCACCCTAAAAGCCTGCCACCAAAACGGCGGCAGGCTAAAAGGCTGCTAACCCCGGTAGACAGGCACGGCGGTATCTGCCGCCAGGGTAAGAGTGCGCCATGTTGCATGGACCACTACCGCCCCGCTTTTCGTTAGTTCGATGTCACCAACCACCCCGTAACGGGGTAGCTCGTCACCCTCGGCTAGATCATCGGCTGCCACTTTTACTATTCGCATAGCTTCTCTTTTCTTTAGAGCTGCGAGGCTACTTACCCCGCCCCGTCATTATTCCACACTTTTACCCACCCCGTCAAGTATTACGCCCAAAAACTTTCACCGCCTGGTTAGTGTCTGATCACGGTAGTTAGTGTCTGATCATGGTAGTTAGTGTCTGATCATGGTAGTTAGTGGGATGATCGGCCCCGGCTGCTTTTCGTAGGGTAAAGGTACCACCAACCACTACCCCGGCGGGGCTTAGGATCGACCTACGGGGCCGCTTTTACCCCTTAAACGCTTAAAAGCCTGCCAACCATAACGGTAGGCAGGCTTTTAAGTAAAGCTTTTATAAGTAGGATTAAAGGCGTTAGCTAATCCGGACTGGCATTAAAAGGTACACGGGCCGGGGCATCCCGTCCGGGGTATCGTTAGGATCATGGCTTACCGTTAGCGTGGCAGGCTTTAAGTGATCAACGGCCCCAAAGATTACCGGTAAATCCTTATCGCCATAACTTCGATGGATAATGGTAGCCCACTTAGCACTATCGGCTAAGTACTTAGGATTAAACCCTACGCCCTTAGAACCGGTGTCCAGGCCACCCCAAAAAGTACCCTCCTTAGGTAAAAGGTTAGGGTAGTTAGGGAACTCGCCTTCTATTACCGCTAAACGGTAGTGGAGTTCTGACGGGGTCGGGTATTCCTGCCCCCCGCCGGTTACCGTGGCTACCACTACCGCCGGCCCTGCCGCGCTAGGTGTAACGGTCAACGAAACCACCCCTCTTTTCATGCCTTTAAGCATGGTAGATAGTTGCTTTAAGCTATCGGTAGCAATGTTGACCGGCTCGAATACCGCCGGAGACAATACCGGCATGGTAATCACGCTTAACCGGTAGCTATCGGTTGACACTAGTTCGATCCATTCACCCCGGTTAACGATCAGAACCCCGGTCAGTATGGGCCGCGTGTAGTCTTTACTAGCGGCAATAAGGGCCGCATCGATACACGCTTTAAAGCGCATAGCGTCAAGCTCTACTGTCAGTGTTTCTAAAGTACCGGGGCTTATTCCCTCGGCCTTTTCTGTAGTTTCTGTAGTCACTGTTCTTTTCTCTTTTCTTTAAGGTAAGCCGGATAGCTTACCCCGTCATTATTCCACACCTAGACCTAGCTGTCAAGCTTTACAGAAGAAAAGCTTTTATAAACAAGCCGCACCTGTTACCGCTACGCAATCATTAAACAGTTGCCAACCACCTAACAACCACACCACCACCACTACCCCTGTCACGATTAAAGCACCACACACCCTGCGGTAATCTCCACTAGTTAACATAACTAAACTCTTTTCTCTAAAGGTAAGCCGGATAGCTTACGCTTAAAGTATCCCACACCTAGACCTAACTTGTCAAGCACCACCACCACCCAGGCAACACACACACACCACCACCACCCAGGCAACAATAAAGCACCACCAACCACCACCACCACCCCCGCCCATAGTCTCGCCGGACCGGTGGCATGCGGGGCGGGGTGAGGGTTACCCCCTCCCTGCGGGGGTTTGCCCAGCCCCCCCGCGTGCCACCACTGATTATCGGTGTGGTTGTGTTGTGTTTTTGTGTTTTTGCTGGTGGTGGGGTGTTTTTGGGTTGTTGTGTTTCGACTGGGGGTGGTTGTTTTGGTGGCTGGTTGGGTCGAATGTTTGGGTGTTGTGTGTGTGTTTGTTGTGTGTGTTGTGGGGTGTGTTTGTGTGGTCTGCCGGGGTGGGTTTGTTTGGCTGTGGGTTTGTGGCAGTTTGGGTGGCTTGTGGTTTTTGGTTGGGGGTGACACTTATGACACTTGTGACACTTGTGGCGGGTGTGTCGGGGCGGCGGGTGTGTTTGGGCGGTGGCATCCCTTGGGTCCCTCCGCTAGTTGAGGCCAGTCTGCCTTGAACTAGCTTTGTCCTGGACTGTTCTACCCCTGCTGACTCTTGTCTTTTGGTGCAGGGGGTTGAAGCCCCTCTGACGGGCGAGCCTCTCGCGGGTTAGGCGGGAAACACCAGAAAATCGGTGTTGGTTTTACTATAGCAGGTGGTGGCGGCGTTAGGTTCTTGTGTTTGGCGGGTTTTTGGTGTAGTGTTGTGGTTCTACGAGTAAGGGAGATTGGTTGTGAGGTTCTTTAGTTTCGGTGGAGGTGTCCAATCGACGGCTGTTTTGGCGTTGCAAGCGTTGGGCCGGTTACCTGATCCGTATGACGCGTTCCTGTTTGCGAACGTTGGCGACGATAGTGAAGACCCATTGACTATCGAATATTTCCATGAGTACCATAAACCGTTTGCGAAGAAGCACGGTATTGAACTACATGAGCTTCACAACACTTTGCGCGGGAAACCGATTACTTTAGTGGAGGACATTTTGCGTCCGACACGTTCGATCATTATCCCTATGTATGTGGGGACGGCTCCTGGGCGGAGAAAATGCACGGGCGATTACAAAATAAAGGTTGTGCATCGTTGGCATCGTAAACTCGGTTCGACGAGCGAGAACCCGGCGACAGTTGGTTTGGGTATTAGTGTTGATGAGATTCAGAGGGCGAGAACAGACAGCGGGTTTGACGATCAGTTGTTGGATTACCCTTTGTTGGATTTGGGGATGCACCGCAGGGATTGTTTCGATGTGATAGAGGAGGTGGGGTTGCCTAAGCCTCCTCGTTCGGCTTGCTTTTTTTGTCCGTTTCATTCGATGGAGTCGTGGCGGGAGTTGAAAAATGAGAGGCCAGCGTTGTTTGCGAAAGCCGTTGAGATCGAGGAAGCGATGGGTGATCGTTGCGATGAACTGGGGAAAGGGTACAAAATGTGGATGACGAAGTTTGGTGCGCCGTTGGACAGGGTGGTTGATGACCAGATGGCTCTTGATTTGGAGGGGCCGGAGGGCTGCGATTCGGGGAGTTGTTTTACATAATGTTTCGTAAGCAAAACACGATGAGCCACGAATGCTCCTGCGGAGAAACCATCCTCATCATCGTCGGCAACGGCAAACCCGGTGTAACACAAACCCTCCACCCCGGCCCCGTTGAAGAAAACTGGACAGCGATAACAAGCCATTCCTTAGGGTCGTGTGAAACTTTGGTGGAGGAGTCTGGTGGTTAAGCAGGCGGGGTATCCTCGGCTGGCGGTGTGTCGTTGCGGTGAACGTATTGTTCCGACAATGGGTACTCCGGGTGCTTGTTGGGAGCATGAGGTTACGAGTTTCGGGGGTTGCGCTGATGGTGGGCAGCCTTCAGCGGTTAAGGTATTGGATCGGGGCATGGTTCCTCGTCGTAAACGTAGGAAGACTAAATAGTGGTTTCAGGTAGAGCGATACCGGCGGAAACGTGGATCAAGTTTCAGGAACTCCGCGACGGCGGTGCGACCCGTTACGCGGCGGCGAAACGATTGAATGTTTCTCAACGCGCTGCTAAAGATTTCGAAGACGGTACCGGTAGTGTTATTGGGAAGCAAGCGAAAGCTGCTTTTGAGGAACTAAAAAAACCTGCGGTTGTTCCGTACGACGAGTTGATTCCTGAGGCGAAAGAAGCGTACGACGATATTGAAGTTTTTGCTCGCCGCTATTTTGGTTTGATACTCATGCCGTGGCAGGTTGAAGCCACGGGACGCATCATGGAGTTAATGAACTCTCCGCAAGAAGAATACGTTGTTATCAACGCTCCCCCTGGTTCAGGCAAGTCAACGTTTTTTACTCGGATACTTCCGGCGTGGGCTACGGTTCGCGACCGGACGTTGCGTGGAATGGTTGGTTCGCATACAGCCCGGTTGGGTGAATGGTATACGCGTCGCCTGAAAAACGAGTTTGAACGTACCATCCCTGTTAAGGCTGAGGCTAAGGATATGAAACTTGGTTTAGCAGTGGATGCTGAAGCAGTTTTGTTGGAGGATTTTGGCCGGTTTAAGCCTGAGATTAAAGAGGTGTGGCGTGGCGACCAGTTTACTGTTGCCCAGGAGGGCGATATGCCTGTGTCTGAGAAGGAACCTACTTGGACGGCGTTTGGTGTGGACTCGGGGTTTTTGGGTGGCCGTTTCGATTTGGTGATTTGGGACGATTTGTATGATCCTCGTAAGATGCGTACCGCTGATGCTCGCGAACAGTTGAAGCAATGGTGGGATGAGGTGGCGGAGACTCGGTTGGAGCCGGGCGGCCTTCTGGTGTTGCAGGGGCAACGTATGTCTTCGGACGATATTTACCGGTATGCGTTGGATAAGGAAGCAATCATGGATGACGATGATGACTTCGATGAGGAAATACCGGAGTCTTTGCAGCTCGGTGGGAAACGGTATCACCATATTTTGTATAAAGCGCATTACGAAGATTTGTGCGAGAAGAATCATAAGATGGCTTCTGATCCGTGGCCTGATGGGTGCTTGTTGTATCCGCGTCGTTTGAACTGGCGTAAGTTAACGCATATTCAGCAGTCTACTCCTGATCGTTACGCTATTTTGTATCAGCAGGAGGATGCTGATCCTGCTTCTGTTCTTGTGGACCCTTTGTGGATTTCGGGTGGGAAGGGTGCCGATGGGGTGGAGTACATGGGGTGCTGGGATGCTGACCGTGATTTGTGGGAGTTGCCTGCGAACTTGCCGGGTGATGTGATTATTTGCGCTACGGCTGATCCGTCGCCTTCTAAGTATTGGGCTTTGCAGGTTTGGGCGTATGTGCCGGAGTCGGGGTTCCGTTATTTGTTGGAGTCGTATCGTCAGAAAATGGATGCGCCAACATTTTTGGATTGGAACCATTCGGAGGGTACGTTTACTGGCATCGCTGAGGAGTGGCAGCGTCGGTCGATGGACATGGGGCATCCGATCCAGTATTGGATTGTTGAGGCGAATGCGGCGCAAAAGTTTATTATGCAGTACGATCATTTTCAACGCTGGTCTGCTACGAGGGGTGTCCATTTGATCCCTCATTACACGCATTCTCGCAACAAGGGTGACCCTGATTATGGTGTTCAGATGCTCGCTGGGTTGTATAAACATGGTTTGGTGCGTCTTCCGGGGCGGCAAAGAACTGAGGCTCGCCCACATGCGCTACTATTAATCAACGAAGTAACTAAGTGGACTCCTGACGGGACTGGTTCCCGTACGGACGACTGTGTTATGGCGCAATGGTTTTTAGAACATAATCTTCCGAACATTAGTTTGCCTAAGGGGGATGCGACTCCGATGTGGAGGCCGTCTTGGATAAGAAAAAAGGTTGGTTAAGTGAAGGCCGCTGAGAAGATTTTAGAACTGCTCCGTGAACGGGAGTCTAGTCAGGGTCCAGCAATGGATCGGATGCGTCGTGTGCGTTCAGCGTATGACGGTGAGATTGTTGTTCCGTTGCCGGAGTTGGACGAGTATGAGTCTGCTGCTGTAGCGAACTTGGTGTCGCAGGGTTTGGATCAAACTGCGATGCGTATTTCTTCGACGATGCCGGACATTGTTTGTCCTCCGTCGAACCCTGAGTCTAAAGCGTCGGAAAAGAATGCTCGGGTTCGCCGTCGCGCTTTGTTCGGGATGTGGGAAACGAATCATATGGATTTGAAAATGATGCGTCGTGCGCGTCAGTTCATTGGTTATGCTTCTTCACCTGTTTCTTTACGTTTCGATCCTGTTAAACAATCGGTTGAGTGGACGGTTCGTGATCCGTTGACTACTTACCCGTCGCCGGTTATCGGCCCGGACGATTTGGAACCCACTGATTGTATTTTTACTTACGAACGTACTTGGGCTTGGTTGAAACTTCATTACCCTGACCAGGCGGACCGTTTGCGCGGCAACGACACGTTGGAACAATCCGATGTTTTCCAGTTGGTTGAATACGTTGACCATGAGGAAACTGTGTTGATCGCTGTTGGGCGTGTCCCGCAAGACAACACTGGTTGGTCGCGTTCTACTTATACGACTGAGCCGCTCGCTGAGTTGGAGCGTTTCCCTAACCGTATTGGTTTGTGTCCGGCGGTTGTGCCGGGGCGTGTTTGTTTAGATCAGGCTCAAGGCCAGTTCGATGGGATGTTGGGGATGTATCAGACGCAGGCGCGTTTGATGGCGTTGGAAGTTATCGCTGTGCAGAAAGGGATTTTCCCTGATACTTGGTTGGTGGCTCGCGCTGGTGAGCAACCGCAGATCATTAATACTGCGAACGGTTTGACTGGGGAGATTGGTCAAGTCAAGGGCGGAGATTTGAAGGATTCTACTTTGAATCCGGGGTTTATGACTAACCCGACTATTGATCGTTTGGAACGGGCGCAACGTTTGACTGCTGGTATTCCCGCTGAGTTTGGTGGAGAGTCTGGTTCGAACATTAGGACTGGCCGCCGCGGTGATGCGGTCATGTCGGCTGTTGTGGATTTCCCTGTTCAGGAAGCGCAACGCGTGTTCGCTGCTTCTATGGAGGCGGAGAACCGTCGCGCTGTAGCGTTGGCTAAAGCGTACGCCGGGAATAAAGCGGTTTCGTTTTATGTGTCTGCTAAGGGTGCGAAGGGTCGTGTGGATTACACGCCGAATAAGCATTTCGATACTGATCATAACCGTGTCGTGTTTTCTAACCCTGGTACGGATTTGAATGGTTTGATTATTGGGGCTGGGCAACGCATCGGCATGGGTACCATGTCTAAGAAATCGTTTATGGAGATTGACCCTATGGTTGATGATGTTGAGTCGGAGCATGACGAGGTGGTTGCGGAATCGTTGGAGCAAGCATTGTTGGCTTCGTTGCAAACGCAAGCTTCGCAGGGGCAAATACCTCCGGGTGATGTTGCTCGTATAGTTGAGTTGGTTCGTTACAATAAGGCTGATTTGGCCGGGGCTGTGCAGAAGGTCCATGAGGAGGCGCAGGAACGTCAAGCGACGCAAGTTCCTCCTGAAGCACCTGAAGCGCAACCCGGTATCGCCCAGCCGGGTGCGGGGGCTGAGGCTGGGCCTACCCCGAATGCGGCTGGGACACCTTCGTTGCGTGATCTTCTATCTCAGGTGGGTGGCTGATGCCGCGTAAAGGTAAGGGGCAAAAAGTTCAGTCCGCTGGTGGGCAGGGTTACGGTGAGCGGGTGAAACAGGAGGAAGCGCAGCGGGCTATTCCGTTGCCGGAGACACCGCGGATACAACCGGGTGCGGCTGGCCCGTTGACTCGTCCTACTGAGCAGCCTCGTCAACCTGTTACTTCGGGTGCTGGGGTTGGTCCTGGTCCGGGTGCGGAGGCGTTGGCTGTTCCTCAGGGTGCTGGCGATAAGGAAATGTCGGAGCGTTTGGCTGCGTATTTGCCGTTGTTGGAAACTAAAGCGGCGCAACCTGAGGCGACAGCGAACTTTCGTATGTTTGTTCGTCGTGTCCGCGATTTGGCCGTTAATGGTCGCGGCGTTTACTAGGGGTTCGTGTGAGTTTTTTAAGTCGCTTGGATAAACTTTGGGACGCTGGTTTCGAGGTTGGGCGTACTTCCGTTAACGCTGTTATAGATATTGTTGAGGCTCCTTTTACTGACGACGAGTATGAAGGGTTGTTGGGTACTGTTTCTGGGGTCGCGATGAAGCGTGGCGCGGAGCAACTCAATAATCTGATTGGTCCTGATGGTATTGGTGGCACGTTGATTGGTGCTTTGCCTGAGCCTGTGCGTGAGGGTGGCGGGAAGGCGTTGGAGGGGTTGGAGTACGCTGGCCGCGAGTGGATTCGTGAGCCTTTGACTACGGTGATGACGATGGCTTCGCTCGCTGAGTCGCGTGGTTCGGGCGGTTTTTTTGGCGACGATATTGGTGTTTGGTTTGATAAGGATGATTGGAAGTTGGCGCATCGTATAGCGCAAACTCGTTCTATTGGTCAAGCGGTTTCGTTTGCTATGGCGACTGACGACATCATGGATGAAGATCAGTTGGCTCGTTGGGAGGGTACCCAGTTTCATAACATCATGTCGGGTACCGTTGACGCTGCGTTTCGCGTGTTCGGTGATGTGGATATTTTGGCTGGGTACACATATATGGGTGTGCGTGGTGCGCGTTTGCGTTCTGCTCGGGTTAACTATTTTGAGGAGGGCGGCGGGTTTTCTCGTTTAGCAGATGATGTTGAACAGTTAGCCACCGACGCTGGGCATGCCCCACCAGTTCGAGAAGCCTCTTGGGGGGAAGCCCCAGACCTCTCTGCGACGCAACGGGTGAATGCTGTTGGCAACGAAGAAAAACTTGGCATAATAGAAGCAGTGCAAACAGGGGATACCCAATCCCTTGTCGGCGTTGGAGGCGATGCGGATGGGGTGTTCAAAGGGTTTGGCGGTTCTTTCGCAGAACTTCCTGCGGCCACCGCTGCGGAAAAAAACCTCGCCGATGAGATCGTGCGCCGACATTTTACAGATAGGCGTGAAGCGAACTACACGATTGGGCAGCGCGCCTTAACGGGGCTAGAGGACACAGCCCCCGTTTCTGGGGTGGGAGGCACCTTTGAAGAGGTCGCCTTATCTTATCGGGGTAGCCCCGTTAACGATCCGGCTGGAATCGCCCTAACAGGCAAAGAGGCAATCGCACCCTGGGCGGATGATTTCGTCATAGAAGCAGGAGACATCACTCCGGCGGTGAAAGCCTTGGTTGAACGCCAAATAGCGATTATAAGCCAAGAGTATCTTTTAAGGACAAACCCTGCTTTCGGGAATGGCACCGTGGTGGTATATCGTCGAGGTAACCCGCTTGATCGCCAACCGTCGGTTTCGCTCGACGCGGAATACCTGGGGGCAGAAAAAGTAGCATCAGGAACAGTGTCCCGCCCTGGGAGTCATCAGATTGAGCGGTTCGAGATAGAACTCAGAGAAGTTTCAGGAGCGGTAGATGCGCGCCTTGGCCCCATTACTCCCGAATCGGAACTTATCATAAGCCCTAGAGTGTTGGGGTCGAGGGTAACCCCAACGGAGAGTTGGCAACCCCATGTGCGGTTTAACGATGAGGCCGCGAAACTTAGTCCCAAAGGGTTGGAAGATGAAATCATTGCCCAACTAGACGATGTTGAGAACATCGTTGACTCGATACCTGAGTTCAAAGATTTGGATTACAGAGGCAAGGACACTAGATACTTTGCTGGTCCGCACGATGCGGTGAGGGGGCCGGACTGGGAGAGGCTGTCGCTTCGATTGCACAGTTTGTCGGAAGAGTTTGCGAAGCGCGGGGTGATGTCTCCTGAGATTGAGAAGGCTTTAGAGGGGGCGGTAGAGAAGGTCGGGTTGGACACCGTTAAGGCACTCTTGATGCGCCCCGTCAGCGATTTGGCTTCTCCTGTAGTTCTGGAAAAAACGATTGCCGATAATGGGTTGTTGCAGTTTGTGTCAGGGGTGGTTGATTCGGGGGCTTCCGCTACCCGTATCCCTCGGTCGCCTACTACCGGTGCTGCTGTTGCAAATGTAGCGAAACTAGAAGACGACCTTGTTGAAGCAAATCGTGTACTCAGAAACGCTCGGACACGGAAACGCCGCAGCGGAACAGTAACAGACGAAGAAATAGACGCACTCGTCCAAACCCGCGACGACATCAAAGGCCGCCTGAAAGAAGCAGGTGACGTGGATGGACAAGCCGAAACAGTCCTCAACACACTCACCGGGCGTATCCGCGAAAAATACTTCCCCGACCACGCCAGAGGCGACCTCGTATCATACGAACTAGCCCGCGCATACCTCGGAGAAGGCGGATTCACCGGCGGACGCGAATCAATGGAAGGCCCAATGCGGTTCTTCATGGGAGAAACCTCCGCAGTGGAACGCATCATGGCCGACTCGCCTGCCGCCGGAACATTTTACCGCGGACTATTCGCAGACACAGCGTTCATCGGACCGCACATCCCAGAAGGAGTCGCAGGAGCCAACGCTGCCGCGTTCCAAACAGCGCAAGAACTAGCCGACGAAACCGCGTCCCACGCCCAAGCGGTAGCGGGTTGGGCTTCCATAGACGAAGTAATAACTCCGTCTTGGCGTAAAAACACTAGAGACAAACTAGAACACTCTACTTGGTACCGTGGCGACGGCATTGATCGTCCTGGTCGTTTGGGTCGTTCTGTTCAGTTGTTTCGCGATATGAAACCTCAACGACATGTTTGGGCTGGTGACCCTAATAGTGGTGAGCAGATCGCCCGTGCGATGCAGGAAGGTGGGGCTTCCGCCGATGAGATAGCAAGGTTCCGTGGCGAGTGGGCTGCGGCGGGTCGCGCTGGTCGCGTGTTCAAAGCGGAGGCGCAGCAGACAGCGATGATTAAACGCGTTGTTTTGCGTCACCACCCGGATGCGTCTAAAACACAGATTGATGCGTTGATCAAAGATTTTGAACAGTCGTCGCGTGGCGCACGGTTTACTTTGGGTAAAACCCCTAAATACGATGCCGAACGAGGCGTGTCAACAGTTGAATGGGTAGACGACGCAACCGGGGTTCTCACAACGATGGAAATGCCGTTGACTCCGGCACAGTTGCAGCAATCGTTTTTCACTTTAGATGTTAAAGGTTTGGATCGTTTTCTTCGCCACAACAAGTCGCGGTTCTCCGGTGTGTATAAAGCAACCGATAACGCTGGCGACTGGATCACTGGGGCGATGCGTATTTGGCGGCCATCGATGCTGCTGCGTCCAGCGTGGGCTATTCGTGTTGTCGGCGATGAACAGTTACGGATGATGTCTCGTTTATCTGTTTTGGGTGAAGGTACTTCGATGGGGAACGGCCCGTTGTGGGAGTTGTTGACTTCTTCTCGCGCCGATTATGTTGAAGCCGCGTTGGAGTCGGCGTTGAAAACAAAATCTCCTCGCCGTATACAGGTTGGTCGCGCTGCTCGATCCGGTGCGCTCGGAACAGTAATAGCGGGGCCGTTCGGTGCGGCTGCCGGTGCAGGCGGTTCTTTGATTCGTAACAACAAGGCGTTGCGTAAGTTGATTAAGAAACGCACAAAAATAGAGGAAGCGAAAAAAACTGGCGACCAAGTAGCGTTGCGTGAACTAGGTGTCGGTAATCTAGAAATCAACGGATACGAAGTGCAAGCAGCGTTCGGTGATGCTTTGTCTCCGAATCTGGCTTGGCGTAAACTCAATAGTGCGAACCGGCAAACAGGATATTTGTTGGATAACGCTACGAAAATGCAAAACGATAAGCTCGCTGTCGAGTTGGGTGCGTGGACACGGGTGTTGGACCCGAATGATGCGGTGACTGTTGATGGGGTGAGGGATTTCGCTAACTATTGGGAGCGTGTCGTTAACGATCATTGGGGCGGCGAGTTGGGTGCTATTATTTGGGATGATTCGTTAGGTAACGCTGCGGATCGTGCTGAGGCGTTGGTGAGATGGATGAACGAAACTCCGTCGGGTCGCCAGTTTGCTCAAGATATTGCGTTGCGGATTAAACATCAGGGTGCGGATGGTTGGGCTGAGGTTGCGGTTTCTGCTGCTGACCGGATGTTGTCTGATCCTGCGTTGCGGGCGAGGCTCGCTCAGGGTCAACGCGTGTCGTTGGATGATGTACGCAAAGTCGCTGATGATGTTGGCGAGTCGTGGCAGGGTTTAGTGGGGACAATCCACGCTCAAGAACAAACAATGATGAAATCCGATGGGATACTAGATCGCGCCCAAAAAGTCGTTGACGGTTTGTATGAACGCATGGGGACATTACCGACAGATACTTTGTCGCGTAACCCGTATTTCCGACGCATCTACGAAATGGGTATGCGCCGCCGGTTGAAAGATTTCAAAAAAGGCGAAGGGTTTGAACTTTCCGAAGACGCGTTACGGCAGTTAGAGTCGTCTGCCCGCCGCGAAGCGTTACAAGAAACCCGTTACCTTCTTTACGATCTCGCTGAAACTTCACAGTTTGGTGCGATAATGAAAAACGTTATGCCGTTCTTTAATGCTTGGCAAGAAGTGTTGAGTCGTTGGGCCGGTTTGACCGCCAACAACCCTGTGTTCACAGCGAGAATGTTTAAGGCAATCCATCCCGATGTCGAGTTGGGTGACACGTTTGAAACAGTTGAAGATGACCGGGGGAACAGGTTTTTCCAGTTTCGGGTACCTGAGTTCGCTGCCGACATAATGGGTGCCGGATATGCTGGTGGTGCCGCTGACGACCAAAACGTTATCCGGTTCCGTGCGTCGTCGCTGAACATGATCACACAGGGTTTACCAGGGTTCGGGCCGATTATTCAAATACCGGCATCTAAGCTTGTGCAGGAAGAACCTCAAGTGGAGGATGCGTTAAAGTTTATGTTGCCTTACGGCCCTGTCGGTGTGTTGGATTCTTTGCAACCGGCGTGGATGAAACGTATTACTTCTTCTTTGCTGGAGGATCGTTCGTATGAGTCGCAAGCGGCAACGATTATGGTTACTCGTTTAGCGGATATGGCGAACGGTGATTTGGAGCAAATAGATTTCGGCGATGGTAACGCTCGCGCAGAGTTTATTGCCGATGTGCGTAACGATGCGAAGTCATTTATGTTTGTTCGCGCTATCGCATCAGCGTTTTCGCCTGCGTCCGTCGGGTTTCATTCCCCGTACCAATCGTATATTGATGCGTATCGCGGGTTCAAATCTGCTGATCCGTCTACCGCTGACGACAAGTTCATGGAGTTACTTGTCGATGAAGGCAACGAAGGGTTTTTTGCTTTGGCTGCCCGGTTCTCTAAAAACAATGAGGGGTTACCGGCAACGTTGGAGTCCGAAGAGTTGCGGGCCGAATACATTGATTTGGTTAACCAGTTCCCTGAGGTTGGTGGTTTGATTCTCGGTATCGAGGGTGGTGGTGCTGCGAAGTTTAGTGCCGCTGTGTATGACCGCCAGTTGGAGGAAGATACCCGCCCTGGGTCTGGTGTGAAGAGGCGTGAACGTTTGGCGTTGGAAGAGATTTTGGTTTCTTCGCGTGAACGCGAGGGTTGGCAAGAGTATGGCCGCATTAATGATATTATTTATAATGAGATGCGTGAACGGGGTTTACCGAACTTGCAGGTCGCTGCTGCTTCTGAGTTGGCTGCGGTGAAGAAGCAAGCCATTGAACGGATTGCTGAGGAGTTCCCGTTGTGGGCTGAAGCGTACAAGAACCCTGATTTGACTAAATGGTCGAACCGGGTTGATGGGATGCGGGCGATTGTTGAGGATGAGCGTTTGATAGGGCGCGACGATATTCGGTTATTATCTGAGTACCTCGATATGCGTGATATATTTACTGGGGAACTAGCTGAACGGGCCGCTAATGGTGGTGCGTCTACTTTGCGGGCTTCCAGTAATCAGGATATGGCTGCGGCGTGGGAGGAAGTAACGATGAGGATGGCGGAGAATCCGACGTTTGGTGATTTGTTGTGGCGTTGGTTGGAGTTTGATCCTATGTCTAGTGATACCTGGCCGGAGAGTCAGCAAATGTTAAAAAATGAGGCTGCGTAATGACTGTTGAGTTTGATGAGATGGCCGCCCAGCAGGGGTTCGCTACGGGTGGTGCTGCGGGGGGAGAGGTTTACGACCCGTGGAACGAGTGGTCTTCGATGCCGTTGGATGCCCCTGTGGTCACCCACACTGAACCGTCAATGGTCAGGCCGGAAGACGATGTAGAGGCCGCTTGGTACCCTACGGGGTCTTTTGACGACGTAATAGTTACGGATGTTACTGTCCGCGATATTTGGAACCAATACGGTGACGCTACCCCTGAAGGTCAACGCCAAATAAATGAACGCTTATACGCTGCCGGGTTTTATACTCGCGGCACGAACCCTGAAGACATTGACCGGCCTACTGATTCGTTGGCGGCCTTAAACCGGGCTATCTCGTATTATGCGACGCAGGGTGTTGACCCGTTGTCGGCTATGCCGGATGCTGATCCGTCTTTGTTTGAACCGCAGGCTGCTCCGGCACGGATTATCCGTCGCGCTACCGAAGCGCAAGTGTATTCGATGGCTGATTCTGCTGCTAAAAACTTGTTGGGTCGTAACGCTTCGTCTGAGGAACGCCAGTTGGCGATGTCGGTGATTCGTTCGTTGGAGACTTCGCAGTCTCAGTCGCCGTCTGGTGCTGATGTTGAAGCGGCTTTTGCTGAGTCTGCTCCGGGTGAGGTTTCTGCCCGTGCTACTGAAAAAACTTTAAGCGTGTTTGAACGCTTGGTAAGGGGAGCCTGATGGCTGATGATGAACCTACGAACGCTCTTGATTCTTTTATAGACGCTGGTCGTAAAGACCGCGAGGAGGCGGTGGAGAAAGCCGCGAAAGAACTCGCTAAAGCGCAGGAAGCGGTGCAACGTGATCGCGAGGATTACGATACGCAGCAGGGTTGGGATGCTGGTTGGGAGCAACTATCTGTTGTTCTTGACCGGATCGTAGATGATTACGGCACTGGCGCGTCTTTGCAGGATGTTGACGAAGATGATCGCAACGAACTCGCTGGGCTTCTTGACGATATTGAGTTCTCTAACCATCGTTCGCACAGTAGTTGGCTTCGCAACTTAGGTACGAGGGGGCAGACCCCGCAAGATTGGGACATCTCTAAGGTGCGTTCCGATATTCTCGGAGAAGGCCGTGAAGAGGTTTGGCCTCCTGAGGGTGGGACGGTAACGGTTGAACCGGATGCTTCTGCCCCGTTGTATGCGACAGCGTTCGAAATGGGTGCCGGGACTCAGGCTGCGTTGGATGCTGCCGAAGAGTTGGTTGCTGCTACTGAAACTGATTTAACTGATTTTAATGCTGCCCCTGTGCGCGTGTTGGAGGAAACAGGTGTTGTTACTCCGGAGATGCTGCCCAAGGAGGAGCGTCCTCGTTTCGAAGAGGAAGCCGCTGCGCCACCCACATTTTCCCCTGAAGCGGGAAGGGTAACTCCTCCTGCTACTGCTGTCTCCACCCCTGTTGGAGATGTGCCTTCTAGCGGGTTTACTGGCGATCCCGGCCAACGAGGTGGCAAGCCTGCTGTCGCGCAAGGCGAGGTTGCGATTGTTGAAGGGTTGGATGAAACTCAACCCGTTGGGGACAGCGATGTGTTCGCGTTGCAAGAAAAACTCGCAGCAGCGGGCTTCTCGCCGGGGCCGATAGATGGAATCATGGGGCCACGAACCCAAGCCGCGGTAGACTTGTATGAAGCAGCCACCGGGGAAACCCTCGCGAATGTGCCGACCTACACTCCTAGCGTGAGAACCACCACAACCACCGGAGGCGGAGCAACCGGCGGGACAGTGCCTTCAGGGGATGTGTTCTCAGACGAAGAAACAGCAGCACTCGCCGCAGCCCACGGATACGGAGCGCGCTGGCTACTCCACGAAGAACTCGGCCCGATCCTGCAACAAGCCGCCTCCGAAGGCTGGTACGACAGTGCCACCGGGTTAGCGCGTTTAGAAGCAGAAATCAAAGAAACCGATTGGTGGGGTGAACACGACAAAGCAGAACGCGATTTCCAACTTTTAGAATCATCCGACCCAGCGTCCGCCGCCGACCATTTAGACAACCAGGTGGTTCGTTTGACTCGCGCTGCGGGACGCATCGGGTTAACTATGACTGATGAACGGATGCGTGAACTGGCTCGCGACTCGTATGTTGAAGGCTGGTCAGATTACGAAGTCAACCAGTACGTTGTGATGGAAGCAGATTGGGATTCCGGTCAAGCCGGAGGCCAAGTCGGAGACATGTATTCGGTGATAGATCAAATCGCCGGTGACTACATGGTTGGGCATTTGATCGACGATGAAACTAAAGACGCTTGGGCTGAAGCCCTGTTCCTGGGTGACGAAACTGAACTTGGTTTACGCAACGATATAGCGCAAATAGCGCAGTCAGCGTTCCCTGCTTTGGATGCTCGTATCGCTCAGGGGTATACGGTGAAACAGATTCTCGCTCCGATGCGGATGGAAGCAGCACGGTTGTTGGAAATAGATTCTACGTCTATTGACTTTATGACTGATGTTAGGTTCCAACCGATTATTCACCAGTTGAACGACGATGGGACGGAACGCATGATGACTGTTTCGGAAGTCGGCCAGTATGTTCGCGGTTTAGAGGATTACAAGATCACCGATGGGGCTAAAGGCGAAGCGCAACAGCTTGCTGACGCGATTGGTAAGAAGTTCGGGAGGACAGGGTAATGGCTGAGGAAACTAGCGACGATATTATTCGGAATGCTTTAACCCAATACGGGTTGGAGGGTTTGTTGAATGACACGGATTTGGATTTGATCGGGCTGTGGCAGCGTACCGCTGATTTTGGTGCGGTGTGGGCGAAAGTCCAGTTGTCTGATTCGTACAAGGCAAGGTTCCCGGCGATGGAAGCATTGGCTTCCGCTGGCCGTGCGATTAGCGAAGAAACGTATGTCGCTTTGGAACGCCAATACGCCGGTACGTTATCTATGTACGGGATGCCGTCCACGTTTTACGATGCCCCCGACGATTTCGGTGCGTTGATCGCCGGAGATGTTTCCCCCCAAGAGTTTTCGCAACGCGTAGGTTTAGCAGCAGAAGTTGCTGTAGCGACGACACCTGAAGTCAAGGAGCAACTGGAACGCTACTATGGTATTACAACTGAAGATTTGACCGCTTACTATTTGGACCCGGAGAGGGCCACAAATATCTTTGAAGAACGGGAACGTTTTGGTACAGCACGGATAGGCGGCATAGCCGTCGAAACCGGGGCTGGTGCCATCGACCTGCAAACCGCCGAACGCTTACAAGCCGCCGGGGTTACTGAGACAACTGCTCGACAAGGTTTCCAAGCAGTAGCGGCCTCCACTCTCGCTGAAGAAACAGCGTCAGAGGAGGAGGATATTACGACCGGGGAGATAATCTCCGGCGAGTTCGGGCTGGATATTGAGGCTCGACGCAAAACAGAGGAACGTCGCCAACGCCGCCAAGCAGCGTTCGCTCAAACCGGTGGCCCCGCTATGACCGCCGCCGGGTTCACTGGTTTAGGTTCCGCACAGTAAGTTCACTTCAACACTGTTTCCCGCTGCTATAGTTTAACCAAGACACCTTTGGCCGTAGTTTCATTTGTCCGCTACGAGAGCTGTTTGTGTAACACCCACCACCCTCCGTCCTCCACGGTTGGGTGCGACTAGCGGACATGGAGCGAAACATAATGAGTGAAACTAACGACCCTAATGTTGAAGAAGGCGGCGAGAAACGCAACTTTCGTAGAGTGTTAGAGGACAGAGCAACCGATGCTGAAGCGAGAGCAGAAGCAGCGGAAAACAAACTCCTCAACCTTGAACGAACAGAAGCATTTCGCAAGGCAGGCATCAACCCTGGTGACAGTCGGCAAGCATATTTCGTTAAGGGATATGAAGGCGATTACGATCCGGAAGCGATACGCACTGCCGCGTTAGAAGCAGGTTTCATTGATGCCGGTAACCCGGAATCTTCAATGGAACAACAATGGTATCCGACGGAACCTGAGCAAACTCAGACTCTTCGTGGGGAACTAGATGCTTCGCAGCGTGTTGCTGCCGCCAGTTTACAAGGACAGCCTGTTGTCCCCGGCGATCTTAATGATCGTTTGAGGTCAGCGTCGAGTGTCGCAGAGTTAAAAGCTTTGTGGCAATCTGAAGGTGGTTCGATCAACGTCCAAGGATAGTTATTTTCACTGTTTCAAACTACTAAACAGGAAAGTAATATCTAATGGCTTACACCCAGAAATCCAGCCTGAGTTCAGATCAGGTTGCTTTTCAACAGTTGGCTTACTTTGCGTTCCGTGCCAACCCGCTTCATGCTGATTATGCGACTGTTCGTGCTACGAACCAGTCTCATCGTGGTAGCGGTGTCACGTTCACAAAGTACAGCGATCTGTCGCAAGCAACTTCTGCACTCACTGAAACTAGCGATACCACTTCGGTGGCTATGGCTGATACCCAAGTAACTGTTACTCTTGCTGAGTACGGTAACACTATTGAAACTACTGCTGCTTTGCGCGGCCAGTCGTTTCTCAACGTTGATGAGGACGCTGCTAACGTCATCGGTTATAACGCCGCTGACAGCATCGACCAAATCGTAGCCGACGTAGCATACGCCGGTTCTAACGTTAAATACATTGGTCAAACCTCTCGCGGGGCTTTGACCGCTTCGGACACCTTAACCTCTTCTTCCATTCGTGAAGCAGTGGCTAACTTGCGGGCAGCTTCGGCTCCTACTTGGGGTCCTTGTTACATGGGGTTCATCCACCCGGATGTGGCTTACGACATGATTGAGCAGACTGGTACTGCCGATTTGCGTTCGTTCCAGATTCGTTCGGATTCCGATAACGTCAAAAAAGGCGAAATCGGTACCTTCGATGGTGTCACCTTCATTCAAACCCCTCGGGCTTTGAAGGTAACTGACGGTGGTGCTTCTACCGTTGATGCTTACGGAACCCTGATTGTTGGGCAAGAAGGCTTGGCTCACGCGTACAGCACTATGTACGGTGCTGATCCGCAGGTCGTCTTCGGTCCTGTTACCGACAAGCTTCGTCGTTTCCAACCTGTTGGTTGGTACGCGATGTGTGGTTTCGGTCGTTTCCGCGAGGAATCACTGTACCGCATTGAGTCGGCTTCAAGTATTGGCTCCAACTAGGAGTTGAGTTTATGATGTTTACCGACCCTGGTGGCAAGTTTTCTTGCGGCAAATCATCAGGGTCGGTTTCCATCTCTATTAAGGTGCTTTTGTGAAATATAAGAAACAAAAGCAGAAGAAAAAAAAGGTTCGTACGCCTCGGAGGTCTAAGAAGTGACTGGTAAATATGCTTCGGTTGGGTTTATGACTCGCCGTGGTTCTAAGAACTCTTCCCTGGTTAAACGGGATTCTGATGGTTCTGTTGGTGGTGTGCGTACTGAGCATTGGGATGGCCGCGTTGATGCGACGGTTGTTCCTCAATCTGTGGACTTGAAGGTCGTGCAGAAGGATGATAAAAACTAATGGCTGTTTCTGCTTCTGGCTTGTTTGTTCCGACTTTTCGGGATGTGTTTGACGCTACCCAGTTAGCTGTGAACACTGGTTCGGACACGTTTAAGTGTGCGATGATAACGAACTCTGCTACCCCTGATTTCGATACCCACGATTATTGGGCTGACTTGTCAGCGAATGAGGTTTCGGGTACTGCTTATACTGCTGGTGGTGCGGCGTTGACGACTGTTTCGTTGACTGGTGCTTCTGGTTCTTTAGTGTTTGATGCGGATGATGTGGCGTGGGCTTCGTCTACGATTTCGTCTGCTCGCGCTGCTGTTCTTTACGACGATACTTTGGCTTCTGATCCGTTGGTTTGTTTAGTTGATTTTGGTGCTGATTATTCTTCGGCGAATGGGACGTTTACTATTACTTGGAATGCCAGCGGTATTTGGACGCTGGACTTGACCCCGTAGGAGGCGGATAAATGACTACTGCTTATCCGAACGCTTTAGATACGGGCGGGGGGACTCTCCGTACAGACATTTTGTCTACTACAGACATGGATGATACAGGGTTTGAACACGACCTTCTCCATGTAAATGTGCATGGCGCGGTTCTTGCGTTGGAAACTAAACTTGGTATAGGTTCTTCGGCTGCTTCTGCTGCTGCCGCGAACGCTATTTTAGTAGCGAACGGTTCTGGTACTTCTACTTGGGCTGTTACTGCGATTACGAACGATACGTCTGGTAATGCGGCTACGGCAACCGCTTTGGCTACTGCCCGCACTATTGGGGGTGTGTCGTTTGATGGCACGGGGAACATTTCTTTACCGGGTGTGGATGCTGCGGGTACGCAGGACACTTCGGGTAACGCTACTACTGCTACGTCGGCTACTTCGGCTACTACTGCTGGTACGGTGACGACTGCTGCTCAACCTGCGATTACGTCTGTTGGGTCTTTGACTGCGTTGACTGTTTCTGGTGCGATTACTGTTACTGGTAACGTTGATGGCCGTGATGTTGCTGCTGATGGTACGAAACTTGATGGCATCGAGGCTGCTGCTACCGCTGACCAATCTTACGCTGATATTAACGGGTTGGGTTTCGCTAAGGTAACGATTGCTTCCACCGCTCCGTCTGCTGGTGCTGCTGGGGAAATCTGGATTGATACGAGTTCCTGATGGCTACGTTGAAGCGTTCAACGGGGTCGGGGACAGGTAACTGGACGACGGTTCCTAACGGCACGAAAGTTAACAGGTCTACTGGTTCGGGTACCGGCAACTGGTCTAATCCGAAGCATGTTTGGTATTCGTCGGGTTCGGGTACTGGCAACTGGGTGAAGGCTTGGTCTAAGTCTGATCCTGTTACTTACGCGTTTTATGCGACGAACTCTTTGGGTTGGCGGCCTTCTGGTTGGCGTACCGACGGGTTATGTAAGGTCGGTTCGTATGGTTTCGGTGATGGTATTACTGTCATGGATTTCACTTCCGATACGGATGCTACGGCAGGCATCAACTTTGCTACCGCTATCGCTGCTCGCCCGTCTTGCACAGCGTTGAAAGTTTCTTTATTCCGCAACACTGGTTCCGGGGTCAGCACTACTGGTACCGCTGATACTTGGTATCTTGGTCAGTACGACGGGACCATCAACTCGGGTACCGCCAGTGCTGACATTAATCTCACGAACATGACAACGGATGCGACGACTCAAGATTCTTGGTTGTGGGGTACCGCTAAAGATTTCACACTAAACACTAGCCTTGCGTCGGCGTTGTCCACGAAAGAACTGTGGATCGCTAACCGTACGTCAAGTTTTTCTTCTACCGGCGGCAACGATGCTTCCTACTCTGATCTAGCGAACCATTCCAGCATATACAAAGCGTTAATAACCGTAACGCTGGACTACTAGCGGGTAGACTACAACCATGACAAACATCAACCTCCAAGCAAAAGAAATCGAACAACTAAAGCAAGAAGCCTCCGATGACACCGACGAATAGAGCCGGATGGGGAGCAAAAGCCCCCCGCTGGACAACGAAACATAAGAAACCTATAAGTGAAATCTTTATACATCATGGCGGCACGACGCTCGCCAACGACACCTACCCCGCCGAAGCCGCAACCCTACGCGGATACCAAAACTTTCACCGCGGCAAAGGATGGGCTGACATTGCGTATTCTTTCGCTGTTGGCGTAGCCTCAGGGCGCGTCTACGAACTACGAGGTTGGGGTAACCGGCCCGGAGCAACCCGCGGCCACAACAAAAACTCTTACGCAATAGTTATCATCGGCGATACTACGAAGCAACCGATTAGCCAAGCAGCAGTAGATGCTGTTCGCGAACTCATCGAGTTGGGTCAAAAAATAGGTCGCATTACTGCTGATCCTACGATCAAGGGGCATCGCGATGTGAAAGCCACTGCGTGTCCTGGTGACACGGCGTATGCTCATTTGGCTGAGATGTCACCTAATGCTGTGGTTCGTCCGCATCCTTCTACTGTTCCTCCTTATGTTAAGGTATTGCGTTTGCGTCGCCCTCGGATGCGTGGAGCGTTTGTGCGTTGGGTTCAAGGCAAAGTCGGGGCTAAGGCGGATGGCGTGTTTGGGCCGTTGTCTCGGGCTGCGGTTCAGCAGTGGCAGTTTTCGCATGGTTTGATCGCTGATGGTATTGTTGGCCGTAAAACGTATAAAGCGTTGATTGGGTAAATGGTATGTCCGCTGAGTGGGTTGCTTCGTTCGGGATTATTGGTGCCGCTTTGGTGACTGGTGTTTTCGGGCTGGTTCTTGCTCGTATGCGGAAGGAAACAATGTCTGGTCATCATACGACGGGTTCGTTGTTGGGCAGGTTGGAAGACAGGTTGGAAGATGTTTCTTCGGATATTATTGGGTTGACGGTTTGGACGAAAGTCCATGAGGAACGTCACCGTTTGATTGAGGAGCATGAACGTGACAGCTCTTGATTACCGTCATGCGGACATTGAGTATCGCGAACCTAACGCTACTTACCAGGGTGTTTTGTTTGCGTCTGTTTCGGTGGGTGTGGTTGTTTCTGGGGCGGCGGTTGTTTCTGCTGCGAATGTTTCGGGTGACGCTAACGCGGTCGGGGCAGTTGTTGGTTCTGTTTCGATCCCCT